ATGAAACTCATCAGTAACGATCTGCGCGATGGCGATAAATTGCCGCATCGTCATGTCTTTAACGGCATGGGTTACGATGGCGATAATATTTCACCGCATCTGGCGTGGGATGATGTTCCTGCGGGAACGAAAAGTTTTGTTGTCACCTGCTACGACCCGGATGCGCCAACCGGCTCCGGCTGGTGGCACTGGGTAGTTGTTAACTTACCCGCTGATACCCGCGTATTACCGCAAGGGTTTGGCTCTGGTCTGGTAGCAATGCCAGACGGCGTTTTGCAGACGCGTACCGACTTTGGTAAAACCGGGTACGATGGCGCAGCACCGCCGAAAGGCGAAACTCATCGCTACATTTTTACCGTTCACGCGCTGGATATAGAACGTATTGATGTCGATGAAGGTGCCAGCGGCGCGATGGTCGGGTTTAACGTTCATTTCCACTCTCTGGCAAGCGCCTCGATTACTGCGATGTTTAGTTAATCACTCTGCCAGATGGCGCAATGCCATCTGGTATCACTTAAAGGTATTAAAAACAACTTTTTGTCTTTTTACCTTCCCGTTTCGCTCAAGTTAGTATAAAAAAGCTGAACGCGAAACATCAAAAGACAATAATATCAATGTGTTACACCTAATTCAGTCTAAAAAATAGACTGCATAATGCTACAAAACACAACATATCCAGTCACTATGAATCAACTACTTAGATAGTATTAGTGACCTGAGACAGAGCATTAGCGCAAGGTGATTTTTTGTCCTCTTGCGCTAATTTTTTGTCAACGCACTGGGTTAGTTGAATTTACAACCATGCTCAGTATCTCGATAAGCGCAGAGAAATGATGCAATGGTGGGCGGACTGGCTTGATGAAAAGCCAGAGTGATCCACCCTAACCATTATCGAATAGCACAAAGCCTTGCAACCCAGTGCAAAGCTTTGTGTGTCTCAGTTTTGTCTCATCACCACATCGAAGAAGCCAGAATAAGGTTATGAATAAGATAATTGCTGAACGCACTATGCATTAATGCTAGAATTTTGCACCTGTTTAACTCGATGAATTTATGATATGTCTATAAAATACAGACCTGATATCGATGGGCTACGAGCAATTGCTGTATTGTCAGTAATTGTTTATCACATTTTCCCAAGCACTCTACCAGGTGGATTCGTTGGTGTTGATATATTCTTTGTTATATCTGGATACCTTATAACAAACATTATTTATAGTGAAGCACTTACTAATAAATTCAGTTACACTGAATTTTATAAAAGAAGAGCGCTAAGAATATTCCCATCTCTGATTGCTGTTCTGGCAGCTTCATTAATTTATGGTTGGTTCTTCCTTCTTCAGAGTGAATACGCCTCGCTAGGAAAGAACGTTTTTACAGGCGCATTCTTCGTTGCTAATATAGGATATATTCTTGAGTCAGGATACTTTGATACAGCGTCTGAATTGAAACCATTGCTACACCTATGGTCTTTGGGTGTTGAGGAGCAATTCTATATAATATGGCCTGCATTAATACTTCTTATTGTCAAAAGAAAGAATTCTGCAAGAATTTACATAATGTTATTATTTATAGCAAGCCTGCTATATTGTATATATGAAACAATACATAACCAAAGTGTAAGCTATTACTCTCCTTTAACGAGATTATGGGAATTAATGACAGGGGCTGCCATATCTCTAACATTCAGAGATGGGGGTAATAGAAAATCCACGCTTAATATTATCGTGCCGGTAATTGGTTTTATTTTGATTGTTTTTTCAATGTTTTTTATAAACAGCAAAATGAATTTCCCGGGATACATTGCAATGGTTCCTGTTGCTGGTACTGCTATGATAGTGTGTTATGGCAATGATAGTTGTGTTGGGCGTCTGCTGTCTAATAAGTTATTTGTATTCATTGGATTAATTAGCTACCCGCTTTACCTGTGGCACTGGCCTTTAATAGTTTTCTACAAGTTGAAAACGGCAAGCGATATAGACTTACTGAACGGTATTTTTATAATTTTCGCCTCAATGATTTTAGCGTTCCTATCGTTTTACTTAGTTGAGCGTAAAGTAAGGTTTGGAAAGCATAGGGGTTATAATGCTGCTGTTTCCGCCATCATTCTTTTCATAGTTGGCCAGGCTGGACTGTACGTATATAAGCATAATGGAATACAAGATAGAAAGATTAACGAAATAGCCAAGGAATATAGCTCAATAATTAACGTTTATGATTTTTTCGATTACCCAAATTTAATGAGAAGCAATAAATGCCACTCTGTAACACCAGAGGTTGCAGTAAGTAGTGGTTGCGTAGCTAAGAGCGATAATCAAATATTTATATGGGGTGATTCATACGCTGCCGCTTTATATAGCGGATTGAAAAATGTTAGCGACAAGTATTACAAAGATGTTTTCATTAGCCAGATGACCGATGGGAATGGGCCTCCTTTCTATTTTGACAACAGAAAGACAGATACACTAAAAACTCTCACAGATGCAAATAATGAGAGATTAAATTTCGTTGAAATGTATAAGCCGAAGAAAATTATAATATCATGGATGGTTGAAGGTCAGAATGCTATATTTGATAAGAATCAGGCCATCTTATCTCTTAATGAAACAATTAAAAAGATTAAGTTTGCTTCTCCTGAATCAAAAATCATTGTTGTTGGTCCTGTGCCTGAGTGGGATGAAAGCCTTATAAAACAAATAGTCTTGTACTATACAAATAATCATAATGAACCTCCACGCTACATGAAGGATGGATTAAAGCCTCAGATTAAGGAATGGGATGATTTTCTCAAAAAGAATATTCCAACGCTTGGAGTGGATTACGTTTCACCATATTCGGCTATGTGTGGAGATGGTGGTTGTCTTACAAGAACATCAGAAGGACCAAAAGGTATAACTGCTGTTGATTGGGGGCATCTTACAGAGGCAGGATCTACTTACATAGTAGATAAATACAGAAAGGAAATATTCGAATAAAAAAAGGGGCTAATGCCCCTTTTTTTATAGTGCAGCAATGATGAAGCACAATAATTCATCATATCTAATGCCGTATCTATTACCGCCTTTTATTTCTGGAGTGATTATATTTCCTGAGGAATCTTTTAGATCTGATTGAGAATCCCACTCGTCATAGCAGACTATTCCATATTTAAAAGCATCAAGACCATTTGCGTTAAATGCCTTAATAACCTCTTGAGCGATAACGCCAAAATGAATCCTTGCATTTTCACCTTTACCTTCAACGGATTCGGTAAACTTATATGCTTTAATCATATTCTTTAATGCGTTAGCTGTTGCTAATTCTGCTTCACTCAAACTTCTTTCATTACATTTTAGTCTCCCATCTGATGTGACAATTGTTCCATTTGCAGCATAAACTGCTGTCCATCGATTTGATGGCAGGCCAAGTCCGATGCTATTGTCCGCTGTTGGATATACTCCGGCAGTCTCGCCAATTTCGACTTTTGCTTCTCTCTCAGTTGAGATGATAAGTTTTTTTGCTGAAAAGCTGTATCTCAGACCACCTTTAGGGGTGGTTGTTGAAGGATCTTCGGAAACAGGCTGAAAATTAATACTCGCCCCAAATGTAGCATCTCCACGTATGTTTACCGAACCCTCCCCGTTACCACCGCAAAGATCAACGCCATAGCCGTTTTTTCTGGCTATTAACGAAGCGTTAAATGTATTTGTTTTAGAGGAAGCTCCAACAAGAAACTCAGACATTGACGATGTGATATTATTAGAAATAAACATCACATCCGGTCCTGCGCTACAGGTATTACCAAAATCAAGCCCGGGATCCCCGGATGCTGGATCGTTTCCATTTATTCCAGTATGCAAATAATCATAGGTGCTCGCAGGAGATGATGAATTATTAACCCTGTTACCTATAGAAATAATACCATCACCTTGGATGCTCATACCAAAAATCTGGAATGAGTGCTGTGATGATGCATTGGCACAATCAGTTGCAATATTCGTTTCAATAACACTTCTGTTTGAGACAATTCTAATACCAGACCCACCAGTACTTCGGCAATGGTTCCCTGAAACTAATTCCTGACCGCCGTTAGAAGTTATTCCTGTATGTCTGCTACCTATTGATATATTGTTTTTTATAACGTTTCTAGCTACCACACCCGGATCTGTTGCTGGCGGATACCATACCTGAGCATCAATGCCATCGTAGTAATTGTATGCTGAATAGTTGTTAACTATGCGACTTCCTTTGCTGACAATTGATACTGGATGGTTGGTATCGTATTGATAAATTTTTATTCCTGATTCGCCACAATATTGTGTATTATTGCCATCACATAAAAATTCATCCTGCCCCCACCATGATATACCGCACTGCGAAGCGTAGGTTACGTTGTTATTTACCGCCCTATTTCCTGTGCCTCGCGGCAATGAAATTCCGTTGAAGACAGTATCGTTTATAAATGTTATAGCATCTCTACTGTTTCCGGTTATGCTGCAATCACTAGCAACTGAATTTTTAGAACCATAAATTTCAAATGCAACACCAAGCCCGGAAACTCGCAGAATGTTGACATTGTCTACTCCTGAAGATGTAGATGAGAAAAATTTTGCTCCACATTCAATCGTTCTATTTATTGCTTGGTCTTTAATAATTTGCGGAAGCGCATCCCATATATCAGTATCCAATGATGTTGGTTGATACCCATCTCGTGACTGCTTAACATCTGATACTGTTGCATCCCATGCAGTAGTGTCACGCTTAATAACGTACGGAACACTGATTGTCTGGAAGGTGAGATCGGCAATAACTGAATTATTGGCGTCAGTAAATTCAAACATCTTGTCTGATTTAATAACCGCATTCCCAACCCCAAACATCTGGAAACTTCCTGTATATATTATCTTCTTGTTTACAACCCATTCACCGTCCGGGAAAAAGAATGGTAATCCAGTATGCAAAGCCGACTCCAATGCTTCAGAGCAGTCTTCACCAGGTACGGCCCCAAAATATGTTATAGGCTTTGCCATATCATGCATAACTCTGTCAAAGTATATACGGAATTGATCAGGGTCATACTTCAGCACATTTGGAAAATAAAACTGCTGCGCACCGTACGCATCGTACACAGCCATAGAATGGCCTTGCACGGTAACGAATTTTGCAATCTGTCCGTTATATACCGGATATCCAGCAGCGTTAATGATGATTGGTTGCGAAACAGGAACGTGAGAGCCGTCTTCGTTCTCCACATAAACCTGAATCTGGTTTTCAGGATTTACCGGGTCAGTGTCAATTTTTCCGATATAAATTTTGCCATTGGCAACCGCTTTAAAAGAACGAGCCATAGTGAAGAGTTGCGAAGGCATGCTTACCACAACATTTGCGGTGATATCTGACATTTCATTGCTCCAGACGAATGATATGATGCAACCATGATGTGATTGCATACCGAAATGGTACTATTGAGTATTTATCCAGTAAGTTACGATGCCATTCCACCCAATTGGTGAGGCATCAAGGATGTACAGCAAATACGACGAGGCGCAGTTTCACTTGAGACTTCCGCATGAACTCCACGCGAAAATTAAGCAGCGCGCGAAGATGAATAACAGGTCTCTGAACTCAGAGATAATTGCAGCGATTGAAGAATCACTGGATAAACAAAGCTCTGCATCAGTTTACATTGACGATGCAGAGCGTATGGCAGAACAACAATCCGATATGGTTAAGAAAATTGTCTTTGATACGCTCAAAGAGCTATATAAAAAAGACAGCAGCTAACTATCAGTTACGGAGGATTTATGCAAAGAGATATGCTGAATATTGCGTTCTACATATTTGGTTTTTGCACGTTCCTGGTGTTTGCGAAGCTATTCTGACAACGCATCAGACTTGGCACCTTGAGTCAGGGCGTTAATGGCCTTTTGCGCCTGCTGCATGGCTTTCTCAAACGCTGTTGATCCGCGCGGGGTGTTTGCCATTCGGAGCATTGCATTTCTGAATGGCTCGCTCTCATAGGCGCGAGTAAGAAGTCCGTAGCTTACTGCTGCGCCAGTTGTCGCCGGGTTCATTGCCGTCCCATACCCAATAATGAACGGGATAGTTTGCTGCCCTGTGGGTGTTGTTACTGCCGCTTTTGCAGCCTGCTGCGTGGATTGCAGGTAGTTTTTTAATCCCTTCAGATAAGCAGCGTCCTGCCCCTTAAATGTGATGCCAGTCTGGTTTTGCAGGATGTTAAGCTGCCGAAGGAACTGGTCAGGGGATCCGCCAGATTTCTCCATCGCCTTTCCAATGATGCCATTGCGCATTTGCGCCCTGCCAACACGACCAACTGAGTTATACAGCGTCTTAATTTCAGATTTGTTCTTGCTGAATAGCATGTTGTTGACAACTTCCGGCGTCAGATCGCCTTTCATGAGAACATTCTTCAGCCTGGTATTCTTTAGTTTCGCTGCTTCGTCAGCGTAGACGGCATTGGCCTGCTGATATTTACGGAGAGTATCGTTGCCAAGATTCTGACCAATGGCACCATTGATATCGTCGGTCATTGCCTTGTAAACGCGCTGAATGGCAGCATCGGAACGGTTTGGTAACACTGGTCGCTCACCCTTCACGTCCATTCTGAACTGGCTGCGCAGATCGCTTAATTGCTTCAAATCCAGATTAACCGGACCATCAGGGCCAGCATTGCGAACAAGCTCATCACGATAGGACTGAAGTTTTGAAATAGTCTCGTTATCGGCGACCTTACCAAGCTTCTGCAGGTTAGATATTTCTGTATCAATCTGCTGAATTGCTCGCGCAGGCTGAATGTTTACTCCAGCCATAGCATTCTGAACCTGCTCAAGACGGTTCCCTGCAGCACGACGAATTCCTGATGTTTTCGCTTTAAGGCTGTCAATAACAACAGCTGGATCATACTCACCGAATTTATCAGCAAATCTCTGCACCAACTGGCTTCTCGCTTCCTGTTGCGTTGCTCTCATTCCGCTTGTGCCAGCCAGGGGGATATTTTCTGCTGTAGTCTGCGCCATTTTTCCGACGCGGGAAGTGGGCTGTAACAGGTCTGTGGTGTGCAGAGGAACTCCTTCACGCTCTGCAAATCTGATAGCCTGCTGCGCTTCTGGCGCAATAGCACCACGAACGCCACGATAAGCAGCACCTAATCCACGTCCGGCAGCGTTAATAGCACCGCCAGCCAGCACACCAACGCCTAAATCGGTGGCGAGTGCTTCCGCATCATCTTTCGCACTGTTTGCAGCAAGTGATCCAACTGCGTTTTCTGCGAGAAGGCGAGTTGCCCCCTGAGCAATTCGACCAGCAAGTGTTGGTGCCTGTGTTGCCGCTCTCTCAACGCCAGCAGGAGTGAGGTAAGGCAATGATTCAGCAAACACCCTGCCCTCTGTCGTTTGTGGAGTCAGCGCGCCTTGCTGAAGGCCAAAGTCCTGCTCTAATCCCTGCGTTGTTACTCGTGGCGCTGGTTGATATGTACCATCGCCAATGCCGAGTTTACCGCCAGCCCATGCAGCCGCACTTGTTACAGCATCGGCAACTGATGCAGGTATGTTTGCCACGTTCACGCCAGCCTGCACCAGTCCGCGACCAGTCTCTTTTACTGCTTCGCCAAGATCAGACATAAATCCACTTTGCTGTGGTTGTTGCTGTGCTACTGGTTGTTGTGTCTCCACTGGCTGCACAGATGGCAATGGATAGGCAGCATAGAAAGCTTGCTTAGCCTGCTCTGCATTTTCTCCGGCTTGCGGGGCCACGACTTCATTGAAGTATTGCTCCTGAGCCTGCGCTTTTTGTTCTGGTGCTAACGCCTGATACTGTGGAGAGGCGATAACATCTTTCCATGCTTTAGCCATTAATCACCCCATAGTGAAGAAAAATTACTGCTGGCTGCTGGCTGTGATACCTGTGCAGGTTGAGATTGCTGCCGCTGAGATTTACCAACATTAACGTTATATTGTTGGTTGTAATTGTTGGTGTATTCCTGAATCTCACGAATCGACTGCTGCATAGCCTCCGGGCTTGAATAGTCAACCTGCGGCATCCCCTGAAAATACATCTTCGCTTCTGCAACGGTGTTAATACCACTGGCACCCATGTCCCTTGCTGCCGCCACACCCTGATTCTGCATTCTGCCCTGAATACGTTGTGCTGAGTTATATAACTGGCGCTGCTCTTTTCCTGTTAATCGGCTGCGAACATCAGCACCAATTGCTGGATTACCTGCACCGCCTGTCATTCCTGTCATGAAATCGAGAGCAGAAGCGTCTGCATTTGCGATCGCGTCGATATCCTTCTTCATGGCATAGTTTTGTGCTGATGCAGACGATGTTGCAGGCGCTGCGATTGAACTGGCAGGAACGCGAACCATATTCCCCTCGTTGTCGATGCCTTCGTAGAACGCATTAGCCCCAGCGCCGTGAAGCTTCCCGCCTACCGTTACAGTTCTGCCATCTGATAACTGAACTGTACGCTCATCATTCCCAGCGATTCCTCTTGTTGACGCTCGCTGCATTGCCAAATCCTGACCTCGTCGCGCAGTAGAAGCAGATAAGTCCTGACCGCGCATCGTGATGTTCTGACCTCGTGCTGTTAGTGCCTCTCCAGCCTGATTGCTGCGGATTGTCTCTGCCAGCCTGCCTCGGTCAATTTCACGACCAGCCATCTTGTCCTGAACATTGAAGTAATCAATCGGACCAAGAGCAGCCATCCCAAGGTGATCAACAAACTCACCAAATCCTGAAGGATTCTGCTGATACATCTGAGCAACGTTATTAGGGTCAACACCGACGCGCGCCAGCTCATTGGCGTTGTTTTGCAGCCATGATTGCATTGCTTCTGGAGACGAGGCCGCAAGGCGTGCGCCAGCCGCTAAGGTGCCGATAGAATTGCGCTGGTCTTCATCAATGAATCCCATGCCTTTACGAACGGATTCAATCTGGTCTGGATATTGAGTAGCCAACTGACGCAAAGCACCGCGATCACCAGACGCATAAGCATTAGCGTATGCCTGCTGAAATTCTTTCTGCCGCTGAGCCTGCTTTTCCTGCTGAAACACCCCCGCAATACCTGAAAGGCCTTGCAAAGCAGTCAGCCCAACATTGTTAGCGCCTGAACGCTCAATATCATTGTTCTGCCTGATAAGCTGAAGCGTATTGCCGATGTCATTTACGCTCGGAGCGTTTGAGTTGACGCCGCCGATACCAGCCAACAATCCGCCATTTGATCCTTGCCAAGTAGCCATGATTACCCCTTAAAACAACGAACCAAGCAATCCGATACCAGCACCAATGCCAGCGCCCCAAGGTGTTGATGTTCCCAAAAGGCTGGCAAGACCTGCACCGGCAATCGCACCAGACGTTCCGCCACTAATTGCTGTCTGAAGACTTGATGGTTTGTTGGCATTAGCAGCGGCAAGAGCTGCGCTTTGCTGTGCAATGCTGCTCATGTTGTTGGCGTACGTCTGCCCGGCGTTTGCCTGACCTTGCAGAGCACCAAGCCCAACGTTTGCCAGATTGTTGTAATTGCTCATCTGGTTTGATAACCAAGACTGACCGAGAGTCGGCGCGATCGTAGCCAGTTGATTGCTTGTGGCTGTCGAACCAAGTCCTCCCGTAGCCTCCGCAGCAGCAAGACTCTGGTAACGAGCCTGACCTGCAAGGTCTTTATACTGCTGAGAGTTGTAATACTGATTAAGTGCCTGCCCCTGACCTTCTAAACTGGAAAGGTTCTGAAGCTGGTTAACATACTGCTCCGCAAGAGGCGTGAACGGAGCAAGGTTTTTCATGATCGTCTGCCACTGCTGATTTTGCAGGTCTGCTGCATACTTCTGAGCTTCTGCGGCATACTTTGCGCTTTTATCAGAACTGCCACCTTTCCCGCCTTTTTCAGGGCAATAAGGTTCCTCGCCGCGCAGTTTTCTGCCCAGCTTAAATGCATATAACATGGCTATCTCCCGTGATTCAGGAATTCGATTAGTTCTTCGCGTGTAGCACTGTAAAATGTCACGTCATCCACGCCTTTGAAGTATTTCTTGATGGTTCCTACACGCTTAAGGCCAATCATTGCGCAGTAAATCTGCCCGTGGCGGAATTTGCGTGCGGCGAACGATGTGACGCACTGAACGGTGGTGTTAGTCAGAATGTATCGCCAGAACGCCAGCCCGATTTCCTTGCTGAAGCCGCGAATCTCTGGCAGGTACATGGCGTGGCAATCGAATGTCAGCGGCTGAATCTCCTGATAGTAAACAATGCCGCCGAACTGCCCGTGCACGTTCACCTCAAAGTAACGGCATTCAGGTTTGTAGTCGTATCCATCACCGTTGTTGCTCCCGGTGATAATGTCGGGGTGATTTCCCACGGCTTCTATCAGGTCGATGTTTCGCGTTGGTTTGAACTGAATCACTACTGCTCCGCGATTATCTTGATGGTTGTGGCAGTAAACGACGCACCATTCGACTGAATGGTTAACGTGCTGCCATTTGTGGCAAGAAAGCCGTCTTTATCCACGCTGAAGAACGTAGCTAACAGGATGTTATCGGTCGTTGTCGCCGAGTTGCGACTGCTTACCAGTGTGTCAGGAACAGAGCCGGAAAAGGTTAGCTGCATTGACCTGTTGGCGGTTCCGCTGGGCCACGTCCCGACGATCGACAGCTTGAAGAACAAGGTTTTGTTCTCGTTGAACACAACCATCTTGTTGTTAACGGTGTCGAAGAATGGTGCCAACGTGCCGGATGACGGCGTGAGCGTTTTCAGCAGGCTAACAAGGTTGGTCGGCGCTGTCGGGATGGTTACAGATACGCCAGAGTAAACAACCTCTGACTTTTTGCGAGTAGTGGCATACTCCAGAGCATCAATGCGCGTTTCATGGTCTGAAAGCGTGTTTTGAATGGCGATAACTTCATCAGTCAGATAATCAATATCGTTTTCTGCTGTCGTTAATCGGGAATCAAGGCCGACTATCGCCGATTCTGCGTTAGTGATCCTTGTTTCGTGGTCCTGAATCTTCGCTTCAGCTGATGCCAGTCGAATTTCGTGATCGACCAGAATCACATCCTGCTCATCGTTCCTGACTTGTGCGTCATAAGCGCCCTGTCCGGCCTCGTTGGCCTTGTTCGCCACGTTACCAACATCAGTACCCTGTGCGATAACGTACAGCAGATATGACTGCGAGAAGATATTGCGTGGAAGGACTGATGTGTCGAGCCGCGTAGCCTGGATGATTACCGGCACATTGAGATTCGAATCCGCCATTACTCAATCCTTATCTGGCAGCCAGACAGAGTGACAGGTGACTTCGTGATAACGCGCAATTTGAAGCCAATGTTTTTCCTGATGCGCCCTACTTTCTTCCACAAAACGCGTTTGTCGTAAACGAACGGTTCATTCTGCTCAATCATCTGCTCACGACCGTAATTTATGCCGTCAGTGGTTGCAGAGAGGAACAGGCGGTCGGCGTACTGAGCTACGCCAGTGGATGATTCCACCTCCAGATCGAAGCATCTGGCGCTATCCGCTTTGAACAGTGGGGTAAACAGCAGGTGTTCCTGTTGAAGCCCATACTGGCTGCTGATATCGAACTGCAATTTGCCAGTAACCGATTCCAGCTTATCGCCGCACGTTATCTGATTGCCTTCGTAAATGAAGTCGATAGCGCGGTACACATCGTCATACAGGCCTGTTTTCAGTACACACCATTGCGGACCATTGGCACTTGAAGATGCGTCATATACTAGGACGTGGCGCGGCAGGTGGATAATCAGCAACTCATGAGCATCAAACCGCAACGATTCCATCACGCCATCAGCCAGTTCATCAGCAGTGTAGGAGCGTAGTATTTTCTCAATGCTCGCGCTGGCGATTGGTGATACCTGACCGGAGCCGATGATATACACAGACGGCGCACCTGTTGCCGGATTGCTGATGAACGCATAAGAATCAGCGAATGGCGTTTTGCAGTAAGTCCCGGCGATGCCTTTTTGCACCATCAGTGATGGCTGTGCGACATACAAAGCAGCACCAACGGTGGTTGCACCTGTCAGGGAAAAATATTCAATCGTCGATGAACCAAAGCAGACGATAAAGTCTCGCCATGTACCTATGCCGATGATGCCGTCCGGCTGCGATTCTGCGCGATATTGTGCGCTGTAGCGGTCAGGATGCGATTCGTCTTCAAGGTCAGTGATAAACCATGAATCAGTTCCGTCTTTTGACCACGCATAACGCCCACGTAAGCGCGTAATGTCGCGGACCGAGCCTAACTCATACTGCGTGAATCCGCTGTCTGTAGGCCAGTTTGAGACGGTTTTGACCGCGCCATCATAACGATACTCGACCAGTTGACCATTAACGCCTACCGCCTGTGATGTCCGACCATGCGCCATTGATACGCGACCACTTCCGGCGACGTCACCGACCTCACTTTCGCCCTTATACAATTTGCCACCACACACGCGATAAACAGCATTCTGCGCCATGTTGTACTCGACGCCTCGCGATACGCCGTTCACATCAGAACGTTTGGCAATGCCCGGGAATGAGCGAAGATATCCGCTGCTGTTGAGGATTTCTTTGGGTGTAGCCAACATATTCACTGGCAGATAGTCGATATAGTCGGCGTTTCGAAAGTCTTTGCCGACGCCTTTCATGAGCGGAAGTTGCTGAATCGGCATTTATTCGCTCCCGTTATCGCAAGGTTCCTTCCGGTGGAAGTAACTCCAACCGTTCCACTTCGCCAACTGGTTACCGCTACCAACAGGCATACGGTTTGGATAACCGGACTTACATTTAGCGGCTTTTGCTCTGTCCATTGCAGACAGTTTGACGAGTCGCTCTTTCCCGTATCTGGCAGTGGTTATAAGTTTTGCAGACGCTTCCAGCGCATAATCTGGAGCAATGCGGCAGGCAAGGTTGAAAATGACGGCATTGATAGCGTTATTTGATAAGCCGTGCTCATCTCCCGGATCCGGAGCGATATCTGCATCAGCAAAAATGTAGCCAACGTTGATGCCAGGTGACACATCACCACCAAGCCATTCAGCCATCATCATTTCAAGGTCGTTGACGCCGTCTTCCATAGACTGCGGTTCGATATCGGTTAACGTGGCATTTGATGCCACACCGAGCTTACGTAATGCCGCAAGAACTAAATCACCCTTCGTTGTCAGGTTCATCTGCTGCCGCCTTAGGTTTTCGACCAGGCTTTTTACGCTGTTTTTCTTCTTGCTCTGGCTCTGGCTCTGGCTCTGGCTCTGGCTCTGGCTCTGGCTCTGCAACATCCTTCAGAAGATCATCAGGATGTGCAAACCAGCCAGCATCCAGATATTCCTGAAGCTCTTCGGCTTTCACGATTTCAAAGTCGTATCCAACGCCTTTCCATTTCTTCATGTCGCCATGACGAAAGATCATGTGTGTCATGCTTGTCTCCAGATAAAAAAGGGAGCCGAAGCTCCCTCTGGTTATCACGCAGTCTGGTTAGGCAGACCAACACCAATTGCCTCTGGTCGTACAGCACATGCTGAATACCACACAGCAATACGGCACTTACCAGACAGAGTGTTGATATCGCCCTGCGTTGCGAAGATGCCGTTAACACCAATACCAGGAATGCTGAAGGAAGACGTTTTCATGCCAGCAAACAGTTCATGGGTTACCGGGATCGGCTGAGACAGCAGGCGGATTGAGTCATCAGCCCAGAACACGTTAGCGGTGGTTGTTGCCACGTTCAGAACGTTTACCGGAGTGGTATCAGCAAGAGAGGTGTTTACGTTAGCGTAAGCCTTCTCTTCTTTTGTCAGTGATGCGTCATCCAGCGCAATCGGCTTCGGCGTGATTTCGATGTGAGTACCATCGATCACACGGGTGATTGAGAAAGTCGCATCATCAGTCAGCACGTTCTTCGCCATCTGAGACAGGAATTTCACACCAGTGAAGCTGATTTTGTCGCCGCGCTTAAATCCGGTGGTGGAGGATACGGTCACCGTTGCAACACGGTTATCGACGTTCTCTTTGTTACCATCGGTATCAAGGGTGTATGCCTGCGGCTTAAACTTCTGCGCACCAGAAACAGTTACACCAGTAGCGGTTGACTTGGTAACTGCGGGAAGTTTCGGTGAGCGAAGAATTTCATCAAAGCCAGCAATCTGACGCTGAATAGTACCGTTGTGATACGCGTCTTCAGTAACGCGCCCGAAGATGTCACCATCTACCAGGTTGCGGCCTGCTTTGCGGTAATCGTCAGGGTTCAGGAAGTAACTGATGCCCATATCGCGGTTTAGCTCACGGGAGAACATCAGGCGCTCTGCATCAGACACAAAATCCCAGCCAGACAGGCCAGTAGATGGACCAATTGCGCGGGTATCGTGAACAACAAGCGAGCCCATTTCAGTTGCCTGTTTTGCAATTGCTGACTCAATGTTATTCGCCAGTTTTTTGGCGGATGCCTGGATGCGACGACGGTAAGAACGCTCATCACGCAGGTCATCTGCACGAAGCTCGAAGAAATCGTTATCCGGATCGCCCATGTTGCATTTCACGGAGAGTTCCAGAATCCCGGTTGCGTTGCCAGTTAAATCCCAGCCAGTCTGGGTTGGCGCTTCCTGCTCAACAGGCATCCACACGGTGTTGCTTGAACGCTGCATGGATTCTGCCGGAGGGGTGTATTTTGTCACTTTGGACGCCATTGGCGTCAGGTTCTGGACGGTTTCGATGATTTCATCCAGAGCATACGTGACCAGTTGACCTTCATTTAATGCCATTATCGAATTCCTTTATTCAGTTGCGCCTTGAGCTTGCGGTATCTCTCTACATCCCCTTTGTTTGCTGCCGCTTCCATCTGCTTTTCAATCGCAGATATATTTGCAGCAACAGCGTGTCCCTGAATGGGTTCATCAGGTAGCGGGGCTTCTGAAACAGGTTTGGCTCGAGGCTTGAGAGTTAAACGTTCTGACAGTCGAGTGAGTTCAATCAGCGCGGATTGCCCGTCCATCGCCAGCAACTGGCGTGTTTTCTCAGGATTAGCACCAAGGTGATACATGAGAGCAGCGGATTTCTCCGGGAAGAGGCGCATGATGTCGGCACCGACTGCTGGCGGCACCAGTTGCATGAATGCATCCTCTTTCTCCTGATAGTCAGGGATATTGAGCTTTTCCGCTGCGTCGTAGTGCTTACGGGCTGCCTCGACGTATTGCGCTGATTGCTGGGTGAACTCCTGAGTTTTGCGACCCTGCTCGGCGACAGCCTGGCTTCGTGCGTCCATAGCCTTGATCTGCCATTCACTATTTGCCTGCTGGAAGGCAGCCAGTGCGCGGCTCTGGTCATAGTCGTACTTAGCCAGTGCATCTTCGGAAAGATAATCGTTAGGGTCTGGTTGTTTTGGTAACTCAGGGTTCACCCGCAGGTGCTCCGGCAACTCTCCACGCTTAACCGCTTCCATCTGTTGCTCAAGCTCACGCTGGCGTTTGCGTTCGATGCGGCGACGGGCAAATTCAGCATTAGTTGCCGGGTCTTGTTTTGGTTTCTCATCGTCTTTCAGGACAATCTCGAAGCCTTCTTCCTGACCTGCGTTGTCGTTGGCATTATCGACAACTAAGCCATCAGCAGATGCCGCTGCATGATTGCCGGGCAGGGTTAATTCTTCAGAAGCCTGAATGTCGGTGGTTTGGTCCATGATTAACTCTCTCTTATTGAGGTGTCTCGGCTACTCCGCCGGAGGGGATTTGAACTTGACGCATAAGATTCGCGAAATCCATGCGTTGTGAATGAGTCTGGTCTGCATCTTTAAGAAGCAGCTCCGCGTTAGCACGAGCATCTTTGCTGCGCTGTTGCTGGAATTGACCTACGAGCTTGAGGTACTCACGCAGTTCTGCCTGCTTGTCGAGGTCCATATTGTTGAAGATTTCTGCAATCTTCGCGGCGTTGAGTTGGTTTTGGGCTTCAACCTTGGCAGCTTCAACCTGAATCTGCGCCTGTTGGTTCTCTGCCTTGAGCAATTCAGCCTGACCTTGCAGAAGGATACCCTGCGCCTGAATTTGCTCTGCTGATGGCTGCTGCGGCTGTTGTTGTGCCTGCTGTACCATCTCCATCTCTTCAGGTGTTTCTGGCTTCTTCAGCCCCATCATCACCAGTTGCTTGTTCGCGTACTCTCGCATCATCTCGACGCCTTTACCGTCAAGCAGCGTGAAGTATTGCAGCATCAGCATCTGGAACTCTGGAGTACCTTGCGGAACCTTGGTGAGCAACTCCTGAATCTCTGCGCGGTTCTGTTCCTTCATACTCTGGAAGGATGGTCCTACGTCTGTATAGCACTCATAGCGACCGCGAATGTCGTTGAGTGTGACCACATTGCCGGACTGGTAATCGACAACTTGCGCATAGAGTTGAACGTCTTTCTCGCTTCCATCTTCAAGTGTCAGCGTTACATGACGAGGAACGTCATAAATATCATTGACCATTGAGGCATAAATCTCGCCATCACGTCGCATTGCGGTAGCCAGGTTATCCTGAAACACGTATGTCTCAAGGTCTGCCCGCATGTTCAGTTGATTGACGGTATCGAAAGCGACCTGAGAGTTTGCTGCCTGCGCATCCACACCAAGACTAGCCACCTCTTTCACTGCGTTGGTGGCAGCCTCAAGCATGTAAGCGTTGGCTTGCGGCACTTCAGGGTTTTCCATGTAGGAGATTGGACCAATCGGCAGGTCGTTACCGTTTTCATCGGTCCTGTTCTGCAGATAGTACGGATAGTCATCATTTCCACCGTACATGTATTCGTAGCCTTCGATTTGCTCAGGGAAGAAGGTAGGTTTCTTCTTCGGTGAACGAGCAACAATATCGGCGTTGAACGACATGATCATGTTACGAAGGCGTTGACCGTCTTTCGTCAGCCTTACCACGCCCTCGTAGCACTCCTTGTCACCAGCGAATGACCATTCGCCGTACACAGGAACGATTGGGATATGCTCTCCAGCTATCTTCTCGCGGTCTTTCAGTATCTGCGTGCAGGTGATGATCGACTTATACACACGCCGACGCTTGACCTTACGCTCTGCTACCTTAATGAATCCACGATTAGCCAGGTCGTCGATGACGTCTTTGATATCCTGCTGGTAATAGCTGACCGGCTCACCTGTCAGCGGGTCGCGGTAGATGAAGACTTTCTCCTTCTTCTCTTCTACCTCGTAATACTCAGCGACGTAGACGACATCATTCGATACCCACGGAAACAGCCATGTATCGTTCGGATTCTGGAAAGATGGCAAGGCATCCGGATCAATACCGTAATCCTCTGCGAACTCTTTCCAGCCATTGCGCGACAAGGCGTTAATCACCGTGCAATGCTTAGCGTCGCTCTTATCCATCTGCTTGCTGTTTGCGTCCCATATGACGTGTGAGCAGGCTTCATGGATTGGAAGGCGTCGGATTACCTGATTGTTGCTTGTTGGATCGTTGTCTTCGTACTGCGTGACCAGACGCCATGCACCAACGCCAGACTCTATCTGCTCACGAACGCCAACGTTAACAGCAATCTTTGCCGTGTTATGGCGCATATCAGTACGATACATTCCCATCAACACATCGGCAGCATCAGGATTAGCGCCGTCTTTTGGTCTGAATAGAACGTCGATAGGGTTCCGGCGCATCTCTGCGACCAGTTTCCTGACCACCGGGCGAACAACATCGAATTGTCCGCGATATTGCAGGGTGGTGTAGTTTGATAGCCAGTCATCCCATTGCGACACTCGGCTAAAATACAGGTCATTTGTCGCCTCGGTTCTGGCTTCATCGCTCGCCATCCAGTCTGCGTCAAACTTACACAGAATGGAATTGAGTCTGTTTTCGTCGGCCATTTAAGTTCTCCGTGCGATGGGCCTGATTGGGGCTGGTATCTTTTTCTCTTTTGGTTTTTTGATGTCGCGCATCATTTTGGCGAAGCGGCGCATCATGTATGCATAGCGAACGGCGGATAGCACGTCGTCGTTAAGCTTGACGATCTTCCCGTTTTCATCACGGTGATAGAGGCGGAACTCCTCAAAGAATGGCTCACAGGTGTTGAATACTTTGAAGCGACCATCGAGCATCATGTCGCGCAATTCAGTGATGCCAGGCTCCACGGCATTACCGCCATCAGGCCATGTCGCATGCTCCTGCAACATCATAAAACCAGCGTCTGCATACTGCCCTTTGAGCTGCTCACCGCCGCCCTTCTCGTGCTGGTTTCCGTCATGAGGCCATGCGGTTGGCACTTTATGCGCCCATGATTTAACGGCTCCCCACGCCTGAACGGCTGTTTTTTCTTTCGCCTTCCACACGCGTGAAACGTAGATTGTGTCTGCGTCCTTATCCCACCAAAGCTGAACCTGCGCCTGTGGGTGATCCCATCCGAAATCCATCCCGCCAATTACGTAGAAGTGATCAGGACACTCGAACGGCTGACACTTAATCGTCTCTTCCGGTATCTGGAAGATTCGACCACTACCCATCGTAGGAATACCGCGAGCACGCGCCTCTCTCTCATGCTCGGGATAGGATGCGATGATTTGCTCTTTCTGTTCGTCTGTGTAGTGCTCAGCGTCATAGATGGTCATGTTGACCACTTTCTGCGACTTGCTGGGATTCTTCAGGAACTTGGTAACAACGTCAGACATCCCCATCAGCGGGGTAAACGTCAGAATTGAGAATTGCCCGTATTTGTTGGTACGGGTAAGGCCTTCACCATAAATGCTGTATGGTGGCTCTTCGTCAAACCACACGCCGTGGATTGTGTCACCCTGCCAGCGAGCACGGCCTTGCGAGTATGGTTTGAAGTAGCAGATTGAAATGCCATCTTCAACGCCATCAGCCGTGTGATGCTTAACCAGAAGATGATCAACAAGGTTCGGAAAGAAAGGAGACTTCTTCCAGCTAATGATGTCTTCTTTCGGTATGGAACCGTAGCCAGGCTCATCATTCTCTTCGATACGACCGCACAGGATGCGTTGAGTCGTTTTGGTTACAGTCTCGTTTGTCTCGCCACCAATCCAGAAAACAACAGGCTCATAGAAACGCTTACCTTTCCACTCACCGCCATATTTACCATCAGCAGGATAGCCTTTTGTGCCAGGATAACGCCCTGTAAGGTGAAACGCGACTTCAGCAGCACCAGTAAATGACTTACCAAGCTGGTTACCAGCCATAAAACATCGCTCTGGGTAGTCATGTCCGGCGTCGATGAACTCACGCTGTTTGCTGTATGGCGTAAATTCATATAGCAGGTGTGTGTTACGGTAGTTCTCTTCTTCTTCGAGTAGCTCGAGCAATTCGATTTGCTCTTCGTCGTTCAGGTTATCAAGAATCGCGTCCAGTTCCACGGTTGAATAGCTCCTTGATACGAGAGCGCCGCTTATCGCGATCTCCCTTATCAGGTGTCACGTCTTCAACTTGCGACTGCTCTTTGAGGCCCAAATCACGGGCGATGATATTAGCGTTGAGAAGGTCAGCGGCTGCGCCAGAGAATTTCTGGTCGTAGATGACCTGTTCTGCTCGCGTAACGACTTCAGATAAATCTTCTCGCAGGCGATATGTGCGCCATGTTTCAAGCGTCACATCAATGAACAGAGTGAGGCCGGTAATGGTCATCGCTCGCATCTTGGCGATAGGCTCTTGTATCACTTCACCCTGATACGAGAACGCCTTCATCTCCCATAGCGGGTTAGCTTCCACCCACTCGAAGTATTCACAACAAGCAGCCCACAGCGCCTCAGGCGATTCGAATTTCGGGTTTCGCCCATGACTACTGCGGGCCTCCCAAAATCGGTTGCCCTTTGGTGCTGCCATATTGATTATTTCCCTTCTGCTTGCTTATCCCATTCATCGCGGAATTTGTATGGGTTGTCGAAACCTTGAGTTGCCATGTTTACGCTCCGGTAGTGAACAGGTCTAACGCTTCCTTCGATTTACGCACCGCTTCGATAGTGCGGGTCGTGATATCTGAATTAGCGCCACCTGACTGGAAGTGAATTTTGAATAGCTCAAGCTTCAGTTCGTCAGTGCCAATGAATTGAAATGCTTCTTCTGCGGCTGCGTTCTGGTTCATGACCAGCTTGTAAATCTCTAACTGGAATTTCTGTTCTTCAGTCATGGGAATAATCTCTGCCATTGTTGGCTCCGTTTATCCGTTAAAAGGGATATCAGTTAAGTTATCCCGTGTAGGGTATAAGCCATTATCAAAGCCACTCAGTAAGGAATGGCTTTTGTGATGGTAATAAAAAAGGCCGCCTGAGCGACCTTTCATTTTTCATCCGTTTTAATCATCTGGGTAATTAAGCGGCATCCAGTGTGTAACCTTGCTTGCTCCTGAATCGATGAATGCCTTGGTTCTCTGCCAGTAAGAGCCCATACATGATAGTTTGAACACGTCACCAGTATCAGTAAGAGCTATAACCTCTTTAGACCACATCCCTTCTTTGCTTTCTGGTAGCCGGTGTTCAACATTGATCCATTGGTTTCCGTTATCATCCATCACAACCTCGTCTAGTTGTTCGCCATAGATTCAGTGGCAGGCGGTGACGAGTCCGCTTTTCGGGAGCTACCCTAGCCACTGCTTGATTCTATCCGATGTCTTTCCATCAGTCCGCCACCACAAAGAATCTTTTTAGCCATAAGGCTGGAGGTTCATCTTTCAGTGGCTGCCAGTGTTATTTCCCCACTTTCTGGCTTGGGTTGTTTCGCTGTACTGCCGTAACTGGTTACCCAGAATAAATTTTGGTTTCATTATCAAGCCCACCCGTAGATAGGCTTTGTAATGAACTGGCTCTTATCTCAACGCAGCCCCTTACCGCGCGCAAGATGCTCAATATCAAGCATCAGCAATGAGATGTTTAATCTGGATTCACTCCAGAAGTGATCACCACCCTGTCTACAGAGCCAGATGTGAAGGATGATGAGTAAAATTATCGCTATCATCGAAGGCATTGCGTCCTGATGTACTCCTGCAGGTAGTTAACCTGCGCGGTTATCCTGTCGATTCCACTTCTGAGACGGTAATAATTGAGTTCAGCATCTGCTGTAAGTCTTGGGCTTTCTCCATCGCCCATGCTGCTGGCTCCGGTCGTTGACTTTGCACAGGTGGCGGCGACTTGCAGGCGCTTACGCCCAGCAGAAACATCAGCACGGAGACTTTCGATAGTCGCGTTAGCATCAGCAAGCTCCTTTGTGTATCTGGCGTCGAGTTCTGCTGCATCACGTTGACGCTTCTGCATGTCAGCGATGATGGATGTGGCTTTGTCGCGCTGGGCTTTGTAGGTCATGGCGTTATCACGGTAATGATTAACAGCCCATGACAGACAGACGATGATGCAGATAACCAGAGCGGAGATAATCGCGGTGACTCTGCTCATACCTCAATCTCTCTGACCGTTCCGCCTGCTTCTTTGAATTTTGCAATCAGGCTGTCAGCCTTATGCTCGAACTGACCATAACCAGCCCCCGGCAGTGAAGCCCAGATATTGCTGCAACGGTCGATAGCCTGACGAATATCACCGCGATCAATCATCGGTAAAGCGCCACGCTCCTTAATCTGCTGCAATGCCACAGCGTCCTGGCTTTTTGGAGAGAAGTCTTTCAGGCCAAGCTGCTTACGGTAGGCATCCCACCAACGGGAAAGAAGCTGGTAACGTCCGGCAGCTGTTGATTTTAGTTTTGGGTTTAGCGTGACAAGTTTGCGAGGGTGATCTGAGTAATCAGTGAATAGCTCTCCGCCAACAATGACGTCATAACCATGATTTCTGGTTTTCTGCCGTCCGTTATCAGTTCCCTCTGACCACGCCAGCATATCGAGGAACGCCTTACGTTGATTATTGATTTCCACCATCTTCTACTCCGGCTTTTTTAGCAGCGAAGCGTTTGATAAGCGAACCAATCGAGTCAGTACCGATGTAGCCGATGAACACGCTCGTAATATAAGCGAGATTGCTACTTAGTCCGGCGAAGTCGAGAAGGTCACGAATGAACCAGGCGATAATGGCGCACATCGTTGCGTCGATTACTGTTTTTGTAAACGCACCGCCATTATATCTGCCGCGAAGGTACGCCATTGCAAACGCAAGGATTGCCCCGATGCCTTGTTCCTTTGCCGCGAGAATGGCGGCTAACAGGTCATGTTTTTCTGGCATCTTCATGTCTTACCCCCAATAAGGGGATTTGCTCTATTTAATTAGGAATAAGGTCGATTACTGATAGAACAAATCCAGGCTACTGTGTTTAGTAATCAGATTTGTTCGTGACCGATATGCACGGGCAAAACGGCAGGAGGTTGTTAGCGCAACCTCTTGCCACCCGCTTTCACGAAGCCAGCCATTGCGCTGGTTTTCTTTTATGCAAAGCACACCACACCGTAGCCACAGCGGATAAGGTGATTATTTTTGTCTGTCTGGTATTTGGTTTGATGTGCTTTCAGAAAGGCCGTGCTTAAAACGCAAAAAGCCCCGAGCTATTAACTCAGGGCTTTATTTAACGAGTGCATTTATCCATCGTTGAGTCAAATTTACCCAACTTTATTCAAAAAGTCAATATTATGCCGTTAATATGTTGCCATCCGTGGCAATCATGCTGCTAACGTGTGACCGCATTCAAAATATTGTCTGCGATTGACTCTTCCTTGTGGCATTGCACCACCAGAGCGTCATACAGCGGCTTAACAGTGCGTGACCAGGTGGGTTGGGTAAGGTTGGGGATTAGCATCGTTACAGCGCGATATGCGGCGCTTGCTGGCATCCTTGAATAACCGACGCCTTTGCATCTTCCGCACTCTTTCTCAACAACTCTCCCCCACAGCTCTGTTTTGGCTATATCAACCGCACGGCCTGTACCGTGGCAATCTCTGCATCTTGCGCCCGGCGTCGCAGCACTACGGCAATAATCCGCATAAGCGAATGTTGCGAGCACTTGCAGTACCTTTGCCTTAGTATTTCCTTCAAGCTTTGCCACACCACGGTATTTCCCCGATACCTTGTGTGCAAATTGCATCAGATAGTTGATAGCCTTTTGTTTGTCGTTCTGGCTGAGTTCGTGCTTACCACAGAATGCAGCCATTCCGAATCCGGCTTGTGATTGCACCATCCCCATAGCAGCCATCACATCAGTACCGGAAAGAGAGTCAGAAGCCGTGGCCCGTGGTGAGTCACTCATCATCGGGCTTTTTGGCGAATGAAATTTAGCTACGCTTTCGAGTCTCATCGTCTTCCCCTCTTGCCCTGTTTGACCATCAGGACGCCGTTAACTATTACGTGACGCTCGCCTTTGCTGTCTCGGTTGTACTTGAGCACTGTTCCTCTTGCGCAGGAAAGCATCCTTGCCACTTCGGTCTGATTGCCTCGTGTCTGGATAAGAAGCTCTGGTATCGTTTGAATTGTGGCGTTCATGCGTTCTCCAGTTCGGTGATTTTTATTCCAAGCCGTCCGCCTGGTACTTTCACACCACGAATTACGCGAATGTCATCGAATTGCTCGTCGTCTTCCGCAAATCCGGCGTGGATAAGGGAGTCGAGTAAACCTTTCAGGATGTTGTCGAGGTCGCGGCGGCGGGAGTCTGGAACGTCTGCGATGACTTTGATACGGAGTCGTGATTTGGTGAAAATGTCTAACTTGAGTTGGCGGATGATTTGCTGAACGTCTTTTCGGTATTTCTGGCCTTTATCGCTTATGTAATATTGGCTTCCCCGTCTTCGCCAGTAGGTATTCACCGACGGCGGGTATGGAAGCACAAACTGATATTCGTTCATGACTTAATCTTCCCCTCCCTCAGCAGTATCGCCTGCGTTCTGATCACGCCTTCGAGGTGGTAAAGTCTGGCGTCTTTGTTGTCGAGATTATGGGTGCGTCGGTCGATTTCATCGTGACACGCACTACAAGCCCATGCACCGATCAGGTCGTCAGGCTTCATTCCCGTTCCGCAAATTCCAGCCATCCGGTAATGTGCCAGAACTGTAGTTTCAGGGTTGCCATTGCATACGCCGTAAATACGTACCTGGCATTCTCTGCCGCGCGCTTCTTTGCGTAGGTTAGCCATGACGTCTCCCCCAATTCTCTTGGCATCTCCTCAACCACACTCGCATATTTGTGCTGGTAATATCGGTATGCTCTCCGCTGTATTCCTTTTGTGAGTGCTTGCATCTCACATAAACAAATACGGCAAGCAATGGATATGCGAATAACAAAATAAATAACAGAGCTGTAGCAACAGATACTTTCACAAAAAATGCAGGCAACTCTCTGACCTGATATTCTGGAAAATCCAAGAATTCATCGATTATGTTGTTAGCAACATTGGTAGTTGCAATACATGCGACTGACAGACAATCAAAATAATTAAAGTCATATCCAGCCGCAGCAGCCCATGTTGGATTGTCTTGAAAATGTTTAAACGTTATTTGTCCATATCGGCTAATCACCATCGTCTTCTTCCTCGTACATTGAGCTATTCGGATCGCTCATCAGCTCTGCGCAGCAGTGCTCACACACGTGAACTTCCAGCACATGCAGCTTCTGACCGCAGTTAGCGCACGTTAAAGCCCGCTCGACGCTTTCTTTCTGGTATTGAATGGATTGGGATGGGCTAAGCATTAACAACCTCCATACAAACTTTCACGAATGCCGTTGCTACTTCTGCATTGATTGCGTTTCCATATCCAATAATTCGCTGATCTTGATTGCGCTTTGCCATTCTTCCCAGTGTGGACTTGCCTCGTCCCAAGCTTTTGGCAATGCCATTAACCATCGGGAATGAGCCGGGTCTAACTGGACGATATTTTTCATCTCTACAGTAAAGCCAGTCTGCATCTCTCCAGAAGCCGTTAACCGGTAATGGGTACATAGCTTCACCGTCCCGGGAAGTTTCAAGCAGATTCTTGGGGTTCCGCTCTTGTCTTTTCCGCTGTAGCAATGCGTTGAACCTGTTGCATCGTTCGCTAAAGGAGTTTGCCATCCCGCTAGTCTCACGCATCCAGATAGGTTCTGAATTCCCCTGCGCGTCTCTGGCTGAAAGTTGATATTTGTCGTTGGAGTAGGCCACCCAATACAATCGCTGCCTGATGTGCGGAGAACCGAAGCCCGCAGCGCAAATATCGGTACCTGCAGAGGTGTAGTTCGCACCTTCCAAGTCAGTTTGTACAAGGTCGAGCCAAGCGAGGCCGTCTGCGCTTGCAACCTGTTCGCCAATAACGATGCCAGGATTGCATTTTTCAATAAGCCAGAAGAATGCCGGCCATAAGTGCCGCTCGTCATCAACCCCTTTTCCTTTGCCTGCCGAGCTGAAAGGTTGGCATGGGCAACTTCCTGTCCAGATACTCTTGTTGTCTGGCCATCCTGCTTTTCTAAGTGCATAGCTCCAAACTCCGATTCCTGCAAAAAAGTGGTGCTGGGTAAATCCTCGCAAATCACCTGGTGTGACATCTTCAATACTCCTTTCATCTACATAACCGGGGGCAATTTCTCCAGCGTCAATTAAGTTACGCAGCCATTGCGCTGCATACGGATCTATTTCGTTGTAATACGCAGTCATCGTCATTTCCTCGCACGATGTCTTAGCCACCGGATATCCCACAGGTGAGCCGTGTAGTTGAAGGTTTTTACGTCAGATTCTTTTGGGATTGGCTTGCGTTTATTTCTGGAGCGTTTCGTTGGAAGGTATTTGCAGTTTTCGCAGATGATGTCGGTGATACTTCGTCGCTGTCGTCTCATTCGTACCTCCTGTCGGTAAATCTGACACCCTGACCAATAGCCCATGCTGTCGTGTACTCAATCAGACTTGCCATACGCTTCACACTCATCTGCGCGCTGCTTTCGCGAATGTTGACGTATTCACCTTCAAGGCCGGGCAAAACATCAGCTTCCTGTTTTGTTGCCACTGCATGACCGCTGATCAACAAAACCTTCCATTGTTCCGGTTTTAACCATTTGCCGCACCATTGAACCTGACGTGCGATATCCGCCAGCATCGCGTGAAATTTTGCGTTCTGGTCAATGTTGCGCTTGTAGTCAGTAATGCGGATGGTGACTGGCTTGTCTTTATCGAGTGGTGTTGCGAGGATGGCGTTGATTGCGGCTTGCTGTTGCTGCTTACTTCGAAGGAAGATTGTCTGCTTCATCACCACCACCACTCTATTACGATGTGGCCTATCCAGAATGCTCTCATGGGTCCATCATGCCAAAACGAGAAATACCCCCACTTGGTTTTCGGCTGCCATGATATCGAGATGTGCCAGCCTAGTATCTTCAGTCTCATACTCACTCCTTCACTTTAACTCCAGCAGCGCGGATGGCCTCTACATCGCTTTCGTATTGTGATTCTGCACCTGAGTCATAGCCAATGTGATAATCACCGGGAAGTGGGCCTTTCTTTGGCTTTTGCAACTCAATTTCAATAGCTGCTCGCGATGCCTGCCACGCTTCCCATGCAATCTCGACCTTGATGTGCATAATCTTCATCACGTCACTTGAAACGTGATATTTGTTTTCAAACCATTCTTCAAACTGCTTTCTTGATTCGTCCATATCACTCTCCATCACTCGTCAATGAAAATCAGGCCTTTCGGACAGGAGTCCCAGAAGTTACCTTTGCGGTCTGTCATCGTGTACCAGAGCCCGGGATTCATTCGTCCTGTCACTCTTTTCTGTTTCACGAAGTAGGCATCGCGGCGCGGGTTGTCTTCACCGGCCACAAGGTTTCGCATTTTGTCCCCAAACTGAGGCTTTCGTCCTGCGTTAATCGCTGCCGCCTTTTCGTGAATTTCTAAAATGTGCGGATATGTCATCATTCCTCTCCATCAGCGTGCAGGGATGTTAGTCAATATGTTTCGGTAGCTTGAATGTTGCAGCCCAAGGAGTTCCATTTGGTGAGCAATAGAAATAAACTGGCCACCATTGACCAAAGCAACGCAATGGCAGTCGGAAACAGATATATCCCCACCGTTTGGTTTTGATATTCACTGCCCAATGCATGGCGTTTTCTCCGAATATAGTGACAGGACCAAAGCTCACATGGCCACTCATGAAATTTTCCCACCAAGAAAGTGATCGGTATTCTTTGCGGTTTAATATTGCATTCTTAAGCCAGTTCAGTTTTTTCTTCATCTTGCTCATGCCCTAACCTCTCTTAATGCCTTGTTGATAAATGCAGTCATTGGATTTGCACATCCCCACCCCGTACCATCTGGATTTCTTTTAATTGGCTCCTTCTTCACTTTGCGCTTTGCATAAATAACCGTCTTCCACTTACGCTCAACAACACTCAAATGCCCTTGTTTCACCATATGCCTTGCTGCTTGAGCGATTCTGTTATTTGGTATTCCTGTGATCAGTGCTAATTCATGTGGGGAGAATTGTTCATGAGTTTTCAGATATTCCAGGATGATTTCTTTTCCAGTCACGATCTGCTCCTGTAACTATCCCATGTAAACGCAAGAGTGCACCCGCCGCCATCATTCATCCTGTCAATAACACGCTCACCAATGAATGCAGACAGTTCATCTTTGCTCTGGTTGCTAATCAGGATTGTTGGCTTCATGTATTCATATCTGGTGTTGATAATTTCGAACATGATTAGCTTTTCAGCATCACTGCCGAACTGCACGCCAACCTCATCGATTATTAACAAGTCAGGATGCGTAAATTGCCTAATGACTTCTTCTTCAGTTCTGGTTGCGGCCTTAGACCATGTTGATTTGTACTCTCTGGCAATTTTCAACGCAGTGGTAAATATCACAGAGCTTTGATGCTCGATAATGGCGTGCCTAGCGATAGCCAGTGCAAGGTGGTTCTTTCCAGTTCCAGGCTTACCACACATGACCAGTCCGCCACCTTTTTGAAGGCGTTCAGGCCACTTACTGGCATATGCCTGGCATACCTTAAGAACTCGCTTTGCATCATCGTTAACAGGCTCATAATTCTGAAGAGTGCAATTTTTGAACCTCTCTGGAATATTGAGAGAATTCAACAAATATTCAATTTTTGATTGTCTTGCTCTTTGTTCTGCCTGCTCACGTTCAATCTCTTTCTTACGAATTTTCTCCTCAAGGCACTGTGGGCACTCAGATTTACTTGAAGTAATTCTTTTTCCTGAGATGGTCAGATATTTCTCATAGGAAGTATATTTACCGTGTTTCTCGCACTCTTCCACCGTGCTGGTAACTGACATTCCATCTGATGCTGATCCAATTTTGCTAAACTCAAGTTTCTGTTTCAGATCAGAAATGTCATTGATTTTTGAGTCTACAAGTTGCCTTTGCAGTGCCAGATTGTAACCATTTGTCGTATTCATATTCACTCCTGCGCCCATGAAGGCATTTCAGTTTGTCCGTAATCTTTGGCGGCAAAGTTTTCCTGCATAGCTCGATGCTGCGGCCTAGGTTGAGGTTTCCCCTTTGGAGTCTTGGGCTCAAAAATCCCCTGCCAACCACTGGCGATGCTCTGGTTTATAATTTCTTCAGGTGTATATCCCTTCTCCAGACTTCTGCTTAGAACGTTGATAGCCTGAGTGACACTTTGCTTAGACTTGATCGACTTACCTATCTCCTTGCGATAGGTAACCCAAGACAACCATGTTTCTGCTGATAACCAATCAGGCAACTCTGTTTCTAGCGGGTCGAACTTCTGAGAAACTTTTTTGGGGGATATAGGGGGTTTATTAATATTTTCTTTTGTCTTTAAAGAATGTCTTTTGTGTGTCTCTAACTTCGAGACATTGAGTGTCTCTAATTTAGAGACATTTTTTGTCTCTAACTTCGAGACAAAGTTGCTAACTTGGAGACACTTGCTGAATTGCCACGCAGATACCTCCCTGTTTACACCGATTTTATTTCCATCCATAAACAGGCAATTCATTGAAATCAGTTCTTTTTTAGCCTTGTTAACATTCTGCCTTGATAGTCCTGTTAACTGAGCAATTTGCTCATCGGCTATTCGATCTGTTTTCTTATTGAATCCATATGTTTTCCGGACGTAGGCCAGCATAACTTTCAACTGGCGAGCGGTTAAATCGGCACTTGCGATAGCTTCCAGCAGCTCGTTAGCGAATCTGGTGTAACCATCATCGATATCAGCCACTCTTCGCTCCTGTTCGGCAAAGTTACCTCTGCCGAAGTTGAGTATTTTTGCTGTATTTGTCATAATGACTCCTGTGGATTGATCCAGTCTTTCTACATCAGGCCTCGAAGAATTCGCCGTTCTTCGGGGCTTTTTCTTTTGTCAGCATTCTGGCTACTTTCTTAGCCAGTTCCGCCAACTCCTCGTCTTCAACACCCCATTCAAGAACAGCCAGAAGCATTCCCATTTTTGGGATGAAGCTGTCTTTCCATCGCGAAATTTGCGATTCATTAATCCCTAACGCGTCGGCAACCTTTCGCTGACCACGTACAGCAATTCGATTCAGGATGTTGCTTGTAATTGCATTCGCTTTCTTGCGAGCACTTGTAAGTTCCATATGTAAGTATTTCCTTAACTAATAAGAAGTTATGCGCATCAACTTATGCGCGTTGTATTCCCGCATTTCGGCGGGAATGAGGACCATGACTGTTAAAGAGCGGTGTTACTATTTGTTTTTCTTGTTGCTTGGGAAAGGACGAACTTCCTCTCCAATCACACTGCCATCAGGCTTTACCGTAACCATGATGTTACGGCCTGCCAGAATGGCCTTGCTGATAGCGCACTGGATTACACCAAAGTCACTGGCTGCTTTAGCCTGTCCATGGATTTTGGCGTAATCGGCAAGTGTCATTCGAATCATATGCACTCTCCGTTATTAACCATGAACAAAGAATACTACAGGTATTCAAAGCAATCAATACTCAGGGTATTTTTAATTTAAGTACCTTAGCTATTAGAATTAAGCTATGGAAAATAAAAAATCACTGACGACAGAACAGCTCGAAGACGCTAAGCGGCTTAAGGCTTTGTATGAGTCAAAAAAGAAAGAATTGGGAATAACCCAATACTCAATCGCTGATGAACTGGGTATCACCCAAGGAGCGGTAGGGCATTATCTTAATGGCAGAAACGCGCTAAACGTTGAGGTCGCATCTGGTTTTGCACGTTTGTTGCAAGTCTCAATTGCTGATTTTAGCCAGTCAATTGCTGCCAAGGTTGCAGAACAGGCAGAAAGCCTTAAGAGCGATGCCAACGTAAGGTATGCAGGGGAATACAGAGCAGGAAAGAGGTATCCGGTGTTAAGCAGTATCCAGGCTGGCTCGTGGTGTGAAGCATGCGAACCATACACCATTAAAGACATAGATGTTTGGCTTGAGTCTGACGCGCATATTCAAGGTAATGCGTTCTGGCTTAAAGTGGAAGGTGATTCAATGACGGCACCGGTTGGGTTAAGCATCCCAGAGGGGACATTCGTTCTTTTCGATACCGGAAGGGAGGCGATCAACGGCAGCTTGGTCATAGCAAAACTTTCTGACTCTAACGAAGCAACATTCAAGAAGCTGATAATCGACGGCGGAAATAAATACCTCAAGGGACTTAATCCTGCATGGCCTCTCGTGCCAATCAATGGAAACTGCAAGATTATAGGCGTTGCAATTGAGACAAAACTAAGGCTGGTTTGATCACGCAAGGGGAGCTTATGGTTGGAACCGCTATAGCAAGCTTTTTTGGGATGTTGGCAATCTCAACAATTTACGGCTTAGCGCATGCTTTTATTGCGAAATCTCTATCAGAAAAAATAAGCCAGGCTTGGGCGCATAGATCAGCTCGTTTCATGATTCTAGTGGTCATAGCAATACAAGGGATATCTGCATTTATCCTCTATGGATCAAGCTTATACCTGTTGTATCAAGGCGCGACATTTACGCCTTACACCAGTGATTACGGAACTCTATACGATGGTAGTGAAGACATCACTGTGGCTTGGATCGTCTTTGGTTTATCTATGGCCGTGTCTGTTGTAGCAGACATCATTAAGGTAATTCTCGTCTTAACCTTCGCTGACTAACCTATAATCCCGGCAGCAATAGCTATCGGGATCCACTTCACATATCCCGCATAAAAAGCACTGAACAAGCAGACACCGAAAAAATAAATATCCTTTGTATTCATTTGCTTATCATTATTTCACCAAAAATAAATACCTTGGGTATTTACACAATAAAATACCTACAGTATTCTTTAGCCATCAGCAGGACGCTGGAAGCCAAACGGAACAGATTGGCAGGCTCTTTAACATTGATGGGATTGTCCCGCCGAAATGCGGGAACCAAAGAGTAGTTGGCTTTGGGGTGACGTGAAGTGCAGCTGCACGACGGCAACCGGAAGATAAGCACCCGGCGCGTCACCGCCAAAGTCAATTCCATAGGCGAAATGCAGCCGCCAAACACAGCCAATGCTGCACATGCAACAGGAGGATTTATGTGAATGCATAACTTCAAAACCGAGGTTAATTAAATCTCTCGATCCGAGCATTGACCTATTAGGTGGCGAGATGCTCTTTCTGCCCCTCAGTTCGAGGGGCCAGAAACCACTTTGCAATCACTATCAATTCCAAAGTTGTTTCATCGGAGGTCAACATGACAGTAGTCATTACATATCTGGCTGACGATAACGCCAGAAATCGCCGCAGAGCACGCAGACAGGCTCAACGTGAACAGGCAATGCAAGAGCAGCGACTGGCGCGAAAAATTGCGCTAAAGCTCTCTGGTTGCGTCAGAGCAGATAAAGCAGCATCACTCGGAAGCCTTCGCTGCAAGAAGGCAGAAGAAGTCGAGCGTAAACAGAACCGTATTTACTACCGCAAGCCACGCAGTGAAATGGGTGTGACTTGCTCAGGCCGCCAGAAGCAACGCGGAAAATCAATTCCAGCTTATTACGATTGAGGTGAGCCATGCTCAAGAAAGTCAAACGCCGACTTTACAAAGAAGGTAGATATTCATGCCAGTTGCCAAAATGCGACACAACAAAATGGAGTGTCGATGATTGGTGTATCTGGATAGATAGATACGGAACTTGGTGGGATAAATAACAGGTAACTTAAGCGTATTTACTTTCGCAGCAAACCACTTATTTGGGGTGAGATATGGGAAAAGATGAAAATATAATCGTCGAGGATGTTTTCCATCAAAACTATGGCCCTGAGGATGGCATTCCGCCTCATTGGTGCTGCAAGTTTTATCGTGATGGATTTGCTGATTATGAATACTTCAGCACTAAGGGTGAGGCATACGATTTCGCCTTTAAACATGGATACAACCCATTCTGAGGCCGCATAGTCGGCCTTTATTTTTGGCACTAACAACAGAGGCTAACATGGAATTTAAAGGTACTGAAGGTAAGTGGGAAATAATGATGGATGGCGATGAGATTAAAATAATCCAGGCAGACTCACTTGAAAATGGCGCAGGCTGGCGTTCGTATATTGCAATCTGTGAGGAAGTTCAATGTATTGAAGATGCCAATTTAATAGCGGCAGCACCTGACCTTCTCGAAGCACTTCAGTTATTACTTAAGCAATCCAAAAATAGAACAACGACAACATATCCAGAATGGTATGGAGCTGTTAATAAAGGTCTTGCAGCAATCAGCAAGGCTCTGGGAGGTGAATGATGTGCGAGTTTTATGAAGCACATATCAAACGCCCAGAAATTGCAAGTGATGCGACATTACGTGATTACTTCGCTGCTAAGGCTATGGCAGCAATAGTGCGCAGATGGGACGGACATTCCTTTGGTGGTGGACAGAATTCACCACAGTACAAAGAATTAGCAGATGATGCCTACTTTATTGCTGATGCCATGCTCAAAGCTCGCGAATAAGCACTGTGTATTCATTCCAACGAGTGAATACACGGAGCAATGTCGCTCGTAACTAAACAGGAGCCGACTTGTTCTGATTATTGGAAATCTTCTTTGCCCTCCAGTGTGAGGGCCTTTTTATATGCATACCAATAACGCTTCACTTGAGGCGTTTTCGTTATGCAATCAAATATAAGGAGTTACCCATGATGCACTTTCAGCTCGCGGGTAGCGGCGTCATGTCCGCTTTCTACCCGCACGAATCTGAATTATCACGCCGAGTTAAACAATTAATCAGAGCAGCAAAGAAACAACTGGAGGCGTTATGCGCAATGAAATAGCCATTAATCACCAGATGCTTCGTGCTGCACAGAACAAAGCAGTAATAGCCAGATTTATTGGTGATTCAAAAATGTGGCTTGAAGCAAATAAAGCGATGAAATCAGCTATCAACCTTCCGTGGTATCGCAGGAAATGAGTTTTACAGATAACTGGTTAGACGAAGAATTCATTCGTCAGATGAAAGAAATGCTCAATCAGCACAAAGAACAGGAGAAAGATGATGATTCTGACTCTGAATGATAAGCGTGAAATATCGCAAATAATCGCAAGTTTTACTGATGAAGATTACGAACGAATCAACAGTGAAGTTGATCGCCTCTGCAAACGTTGCGACCCAATAAGCGAAATGCTTCGCTCATATAAACCAGATGAACATACTAAGGACGCTATCGACTGGCTGGAAGATGATGACTGTAACTATCAGGAAAAAGCCGCTGAATGGTTCTGGGATGCAATAACCGAAAGAGTTAAGGCTGAATATGCCTTCGCAATATTCAAACGCAGACATATTTATGGAGAAGCTGCATGAGCAATATCGTTGAATTCGTTAAACAGCAAGAGCAGTTATTCTGCGGAGCATTGACTGAACAGACGGTGACATGGGCTAAGGAAAGCCAGTTTGCAATTCAGTATTTCCAGAAAAATGATTACCTGGCTAAAACAGCACTGGCAAATCCAACCAGCGCACAGAACGCCATCATCAATGTTGCGGCGATCGGCATCACCTTAAACCCGGCCAGCAAACTGGCTTATCTGGTTCCTCGCGACGGCATGGTGTGCCTTGATATCAGTTACATGGGATTACTTCATCTTGCGCAATCGACAGGATCAATTAAGTGGGGGCAATGCAAACTGGTGTACTCAAACGACACCTATGAATCAAATGGCCTTGATTCGGCACCAACCCACAAATACAACGCATTTGGTGAGCGAGGCTCTATTGTTGGAGGTTATTGCACGGTTAAAACAGCAGATGGTGACTACCTGACTGAAGAAATGAGTCTGGCAGAAATTAAAGCTGTGGAAGCAACGAGCAAGGCAAAGAATGGACCGTGGAAGACATTCTGGGAAGAGATGGCGCGTAAAACCATAGTTAAACGCGCCAGCAAATACTGGCCTAAAGCCCAGCGACTGGATAATGCCATTCACCTGCTTAACGAAGATGAGGGTATGCATCAGGAACCGGTTATGCCGCACAAATCAGAGGAAGATATCCGCGAAGATGAACGGAAACGCCAGCAGGAAATAATGGAAAAAGCACAACTTCTTTGTGATGAAATGGCTCAGGCTGAAAACATGGATGATTTGAAGAGGTATTTTGCAGAAGCATATCGCCTGACATCTGGAATGAAATTGCAGCAGAACGTACAAGCCATTTACGCAGAATGCAAAGCGAAACTGGAGGTTGCCAGTGAGCAAACTGTATGAAATTGCCAATGAATACGCAAAATTGATGGATTCAGATTTAGAACCAGAGATGATTGCTGACACAATAGAAGGCATGGAAGGAGAATTTACCGATAAAATAGAGCAACTTCTTTCCGTCATTAAAAATGAATCTGGTTATGCCGAACGCCTCAAGGAAGAGGCAAAATCACTGAATGAGCGAGCCACAGTAATTCAAAATAAGATTGACAGCATCAAATCATATATAGCGTCATCGCTTGAAATGGTTGGCAAGAAAAAGATTCGAGCAGGTATTCACCAGGTAACAATCCGCAAACCGTCAGAAACTGTAGAAATCATCGACTCAAGCGCCCTTCCTCCTGAATACGTTGAGTTTGAAACGACAATTAAAGCCGACAAGTTGGCAATCAAGCACCAACTAAAAGCAGGAATAAATATCCCAGGCGCTCAACTCAAGGTTGGGAAACCTTCACTTCTTATCAAATAACGGTATCGACTATGAAAAAGACTCCATGGGAGAAATGGGAAGTCGATTTCTTGCGCGAAGTGGCGGCGACAATGCCAGTTGAAGTTATCGCTGAAAAACTGGAAAGGACTGAAAAAGCAGTTATGGCGAAAGCAACAAGGATTGGCGCTGACATTGTTAGCCGACTTCGTGGAAGACGCTGGACAAGAGCCGAAGTATCACTTTTCGGTAAGTTCTCCGCAGAAGAAATAGCAATTGCAACCTGCCGCTCAATTTATTCAGTAAGAGCTATGCGATACAAGCTAAAAAAACTCGATGAAGAAAGAGCAGGCATACGAATAAATTAACAAAGAGGAATTTACCATGAGAGGACTTGCATACAATCCCGGCATTCTTCCGGCAGAAATGATTATTCGCCAACGCGTAAAGCCAATGCCATCGAGAGAGGAATTACTTAAGAGAAATTCTTTCCCATCAGTGAATCAAAACAAATATCTGAATGCGATGTGGCGGAGTGGGAAAAAATGAAACAAATGTCACTAATTGAGATGGATGGTTTTCTGAAAGGTAAATGCATCCCACGAGATTTAAAGGTTAACGAAACAAACGCTGAATATCTTGTCCGTAAGTTCGGTGAACTTGAATCAAAACTAGAAACGGCGTTGCGGGAGTGTCGTTCTGCTGGAATCACGATTGATAACCTTGAGGCCAAGTGCGCGGCGCTGGCAGCGGAGAGTGCGGGGATGAAGAAGTTCTGCAAAGACGCTGCATTCGATGCCGATTACGAAGCAGAGCTAGGTATGGAGCGTGGTGGATTCAGTGATGCGCTTAACGAAATCAAAACCCCAGCCACCGATGCTTTCCTGGCTGAAGTTCGGGCGCAGGGGGTGGATGCTGCTATAGAAGCTGCAAAAAATCTGGTGGCCCAAGAATATGAGTATAAGGATTTCAAAGCGGCGCAAAGTGATTGCTGTATGCACCCTGGTTCAGACCTGGTAGGGAAGGTTGAAATGACTGAGTGGTTAGTTGACTTTGCTGCCCAGCTTCGCAAAGGAGGCAACCAGTGACTGTATGTCTTATTGATAAACGTCGACGTGGGCAACAAACACCATCTGTTGAAATGCCGAATCACACATGGTTTTGCATACTTGATATCGATGGTATGGATGCTTTGGTTGACACTCGTCATTACTGCGATACCGCAACAGCTACTCCGGCGAAAGCAAAGAAAATGGCTGCTCTGATAGAAAACTGGACTCCACCTGATGGTTGGTGCAATGGGAATGATCGAGATTGGCACGAAAAAATGAAGGGCTACATCTGCGATTTCTTACGTAAATGCAACGGATTCAGGGTGATGTGACATGAGCAAGATTGACTATCAGGCACTGCGTGAGGCGGCAGAGAAAGCAACGTGGGGAGACTGGGACTCATATAAACCACACCGTGGCGCACGTGGTTATGAGGTCCGACTAAGTAGTCAGGCGATTGCGCAACACGTTCTGAAAAACAACGCTGAATTTATTGCTGCCTTTAATCCAAAGGTTGCTTTGGCGCTACTGGATGAACGGGAAAGGAACCAGCAATACATCAAACTCCGCGATCAGGAGAACGAGGAAATTGCGCTAACGGTAGGGAAGCTGCGTGTTGAGCTGGAAGCCGCAGAGAAGCGCAACGCAAAATTACAAAGCGAGAATGCATACATCCGCAACCGGTTCAAAGAACTGGACCTGTTAATCGGGAAAAACATTCTGGTCATGCAGGCTGCGATTATCGAATGGCAGGCAACTGGCGACGCTAAGAGCGGACTGGCATGGATTTATAACACACTGTTTGGCCCTGGCGAATTGCCGGACGAATCTGAGAAAGATGCTCAGGCCTACTTTAATCGCAAATATGCACCGATTGACGAAAAGCTTATGGAGCTTCACAAGTGGTTTTGGGAACAAAGTGAATCCGAGCGCGCCGCTGGCATTCGCATCAAAGGAGAGTGATATGAACGGACAAATCTCAATTGTTCGACCGGGAGCATGTGACGATCGCGAGATACGAATGATTATTCGTCTGTCGATGGGGAAAACAATAACGGCTCTCATTACTCCAGAAAATCTCGCATTAGCATTAACCGGAAAGTCAGACCTGCCAGTAGAGCTAAAGCTGCGAAATGTTGAGATTAAGGTGAAATAGCTATGACCACTATAACCGATAAGAAACAGTATCCAGGCGAGCAATATCTTAATGAGCTGATCACCAACATAGAGTTTGCTGCAAGGGCACCAGTTGAAGTTGTGAGAGCGATGGCAGCAGAGCTACAGAAGCGGCGCGAAGCTGATAGTGCAGAACCTGTAAGCCAAACTTACAAGTTGCCAGTTAATACACCTTGCCAAGATGCGCCAGCCCATATCTGGCTGCAAACAGCTGGAGTATGGCCAGAAGATGGCGAGTTAAGCGAATTAACGTGGTGCAGCCACAATCAGCACCATGATGACACACTATATGTTCGAGCTGACCTTGTGAATGGCAACTCTCCGGTAACTCCGGATGGTTGGATAAGCTGTAGTGATCGAATGCCAGATGATGGTCAGCACGTAATTATTTTATGTGATGGCGCATTCGTTCTTTATGCGCAATATCGAGACGGTGAGTTTTTTGATGTCGTCCGTGATGGTGATGAATTTTTCGAAACGCAGAGCCGCAACGTCACACACTGGATGCCGCTACCAGAACCGCCGCAGGAGGTTAACCGTGGCTAACCTGCAACTTGCCGTCAAAGGTGAATACTTCGATGCCATGATTCGCGGGGAGAAAACGGAAGAGTATCGCCTGTGTAATGACTATTGGAATAAGCGAATTATGTTCCGGGGGTATGACCGCCTGATTATCACAAAGGGATATCCGAAGCGCGACGACTCCAGTCGCAGAATTGATGTTCCGTATGACGGATATGAAATCAAGACAATCACACATCCGCACTTCGGCGATAAACCGGTAAAGGTGTTCGCTATAAAGGTAAATATCAGCACTGAATAACAATCCTCGCACTCGCGGGGATTTCTTTTATCTGAACTCGCTACGGCGGGTTTTGTTTTATGGAGATGATAAATGCACTTCCGAGTTACAGGTGAATGGAATGGAGAGCCATTCAACAGGGTTATCGAAGCAGAGGACATCAACGACTGCTATGACCACTGGATGCTGTGGGCGCAGATAGCACATGCAGACGTAACCAATATTCGAATTGAAGAACTGAAAGAACACCAAGCCGCCTGATGGCGGTTTTTTCTTGCGTGTAATTGCGGAGACTTTGCGATGTACTTGACACTTCAGGAGTGGAACGCACGCCAGCGACGCCCAAGAAGCCTTGAAACAGTTCGTCGATGGGTGCGCGAATGCAGGATATTCCCTCCTCCGGTTAAGGATGGAAGAGAGTATCTGTTCCACGAGTCAGCGGTAAAGGTTGACTTAAATCGACCAGTAACAGGTAGCCTTTTGAAGAGGATCAGAAATGGGAAGAAGGCGAAGTCATGAGCGCCGGGATTTACCCCCTAACCTTTATATAAGAAACAATGGATATTACTGCTACAGGGACCCAAGGACGGGTAAAGAGTTCGGATTAGGCCGAGACAGACGCATAGCAATCACTGAAGCTATACAGGCCAACATTGAGTTATTTTCAGGACACAAGCACAAGCCTCTGACAGCGAGAATCAACAGTGATAATTCTGTTACGTTACATTCATGGCTTGATCGCTACGAAAAAATCCTCGCCAGCAGAGGAATCAAGCAGAAGACACTCATAAATTACATGAGCAAAATTAAAGCAATAAGGAGGGGTCTGCCTGATGCTCCACTTGAAGACATCACCACAAAAGAAATTGCGGCAATGCTCAATGGATACATAGACGAGGGCAAGGCGGCGTCAGCCAAGTTAATCAGATCAACACTGAGCGATGCATTCCGAGAGGCAATAGCTGAAGGCCATATAACAACAAACCCGGTCGCTGCCACTCGCGCAGCAAAATCAGAGGTAAGGAGATCAAGACTTACGGCTGACGAATACCTGAAAATTTATCAAGCAGCAGAATCATCACCATGTTGGCTCAGACTTGCAATGGAACTGGCTGTTGTTACCGGGCAGCGAGTTGGTGATTTATGCGAAATGAAGTGGTCTGATATCGTAGATGGATATCTTTATGTCGAGCAAAGCAAAACAGGCGTAAAAATTGCCATCCCTACAACATTGCATGTTGATGCTCTCGGGATATCAATGAAGGAAACACTTGATAAATGCAAAGAGATTCTTGGCGGAGAAACCATAATTGCATCTACTCGTCGTGAACCGCTTTCATCCGGCACAGTATCAAGGTATTTTATGCGCGCACGAAAAGCATCAGGTCTTTCCTTCGAAGGGGATCCGCCTACCTTTCACGAGTTGCGCAGTTTGTCTGCAAGACTCTATGAGAAGCAGATAAGCGATAAGTTTGCTCAACATCTTCTCGGGCATAAGTCGGACACCATGGCATCACAATATCGTGATGACAGAGGCAGGGAGTGGGACAAAATTGAAATCAAATAATGATTTTATTTTGACTGATAATGACCTGTTCGTTGCAACAAATTGATAAGCAATGCTTTTTTATAATGCCAACTTAGTATAAAAAAGCAGGCTTCAACGGATTCATTTTTCTATTTCATAGCCCGGAGCAACCTGTGAACACATTTTCAGTTTCCCGTCTGGCGCTGGCATTGGCTTTTGGCGTGACGCTGACCGCCTGTAGCTCAACACCACCCGATCAACGTCCTTCTGATCAAACCGCGCCTGGTACCTCTTCTCGCCCGATTCTGTCGGCAAAAGAAGCGCAGAATTTCGATGCTCAACACTATTTTGCATCCCTGACACCAGGTGCTGCAGCGTGGAATCCTTCCCCGATTACCCTGCCTGCGCAACCTGACTTTGTTGTCGGCCCGGCGGGTACTCAAGGTGTAACGCATACCACGATTCAGGCGGCGGTAGATGCGGCAATTATCAAGCGCACTAACAAGCGCCAGTATATTGCCGTGATGCCTGGTGAGTATCAGGGAACGGTGTATGTCCCTGCTGCTCCGGGTGGAATTACTCTGTACGGTACAGGTGAAAAACCGATTGATGTGAAGATTGGGCTTTCCCTTGATGGGGGCATGAGCCCTGCCGACTGGCGTCACGACGTCAACCCGCGCGGCAAATATATGCCAGGTAAACCAGCGTGGTATATGTACGATAGCTGCCAGAGCAAACGCAGCGACAGTATCGGTGTTCTCTGCTCTGCGGTCTTCTGGTCACAAAACAATGGCCTGCAACTGCAAAATCTGACCATCGAAAACACGCTGGGCGATAGCGTAGATGCAGGTAACCATCCGGCGGTGGCACTGCGTACTGATGGTGACCAGGTACAGATTAACAACGTTAACATTCTCGGTCGTCAGAACACCTTCTTTGTCACCAACAGCGGTGTGCAGAACCGTCTGGAAACCAACCGTCAGCCGCGTACGCTGGTGACCAACAGCTACATTGAAGGGGATGTGGATATCGTTTCTGGTCGCGGCGCAGTGGTGTTCGATAACACCGAATTCCGCGTGGTGAACTCACGTACTCAGCAAGAAGCGTATGTGTTTGCACCGGCTACGCTGTCCAACATTTACTACGGTTTCCTCGCCGTAAACAGCCGTTTCAATGCTTTCGGTGATGGTGTGGCGCAACTGGGCCGCTCGCTGGATGTTGATGCCAATACCAACGGTCAGGTGGTGATCCGTGATAGCGCCATCAACGAAGGTTTTAACACGGCTAAACCGTGGGCCGATGCGGTGATCTCTAATCGTCCGTTTGCGGGTAATACCGGCAGCGTAGATGATAACGACGAAATACAGCGCAATCTGAATGACACTAACTACAACCGCATGTGGGAATACAATAACCGCGGCGTGGGTAGTAAAGTGGTTGCAGAGGCGAAGAAGTAA